CCGATACTTAGGGACCTTAACCACGGTCAGGGTTGTCTCCCTCACGGACTAGAAGCTTACCCCCCAGCCCGGACTGCCGGTCTTCTACGACGACGGCACAAAGGCCATGGCATTTACGAAAAGAGCTACTCCTCTAGTCCATTAGTAACGGATCGAAAGGAAGATCTTCACGCGGCATTTTCCTTGCCGCGTGTCCGCCCCGCCTGGGGCGGCGTAAAATGACACCCAAGGTCCCGCAAGGGACCTCAGGCTTTTTGTGCGGTACAATCGAGGCTCCGAGCCCCGACTGCAACACTTCCGCCCTTCCACCCCAGCCCGTTCGGGTCAGCGTTAGTCCGGTTGGGAGAAAACCCCCAACATAAGACCGCTTTCCCTCCCAAGGAGGTGTATAACCGTTCAACAGAACAGCGTGATACCCCAGTTTCTCCGGGGCAGCCTGCTGTTTGTTGCACTCCGAATAATGTTGTTTCGAAGTGAACTCCTGCGGCGTCCAGAAGCAATTTCCTGGATCGACATCAGTATCCCCGTAACACCGAAGTGCTTTGGGGACCAAGGAGAGCAACAGCCGATAGACTGGCTCGTAATCCAAGGCCGGGATTGGCGCTAATGTTGCGTGATAGGCGAGATTGTTCGCAAGGTTGCAAACATCTCTCACAGTCCGCAGAGGTTTCTTAAGGTAGAACGGGCGCACAAACGTCCCATGGAGATAATCGCCTCCGCAGCTCTCTCGGAAGAATCCGGTAGAGAAGCTTTTCGTCTGATTAACCTGGAAACCCAGGCACTCTAGACGAACTACCACGTCTTGATAGACGCGGTGAGGTACAATTATGTCATCTCCATAAACTCTCCACCTGCTTCCTTCACAGCCGCGCTCACGTAAAACTGAGCGAACAACAGCGGCGAAGATCAGGGTCTGCAGGGAGAAAGTCAGAGCATTCCCCATCGAGGAAAACTTCTCTAAGGTATGAGAAGTTCCGTCCGGTAACAGGATTGTTTTCGCCCTGTACCGCGTTAGGGTGCGGACCCAGCTAGGAGGCAACAGCGCATAAACAACGCTGTATGCAATGCGATCAGAGGCACTAGACAAATCGATGGTGCACGGGGAGTTGGGCTGTTCGCCCATTATACTGCCCTCGAACGCCAATTGCTTGTTCGGTGTCTGATGACGAAGGTCGAGGCCCCACTCCCTTTTGAGGAGTTGGCGCAGGAAACCGTCGTACCCCTGCTGTATAAAGGTAGCAACTGATGGTCCTATCTCTATCGT